TTTCTCTCTCTTACCAAGTGCGGTAAAACAAACAAAGAAAGGAAATCGAGTGACAACGGCCTCTACACACCTCACGTCCGTGACCACCGGATTATACGTCGCCCGCGCACGGCGCCTTTTCCGACCACTCGTGAGAGTCGCTGGACAGCTGTCCGTGACCACCCGATTGCAGTCAAATTACTGCTTTCGGACCACTAAGTTTGTCCTCGAACGACATACATTCGTTCACACACTGTCTTAGCGAGACCTAAACTCGCCTTGATAGACAGCTCATGACAGATCGTTGCCGGCGCATCTGTTTCATCTACCTCCTGGCTATTCCGTTGCTATTATCCCTCCCGAGCAAGACGGCTGGGAACTTTTAGAATGGACAGTAACTCAGCCTCCGGCAAGCGACGATCGCGCAATGTGCGGATTGCAGCCAACACCGTCAACGTCGCTCCGAAGCAACGCCAAGCACGCGGCCGCCGAGCCCGTTCACGTGCCAACAACATCGACAATGTCACTGCCGCAGCTCAGGAACTCGGCCAATCTCTTGACGCAAACGTTATTACCTTCCCAACCAATGTTGCAACCATGCCCGAATTCCGTAGCTGGGCGCGTGGTAAACTTGACATCGACCAGGACTCCATTGGTTGGTATTTCAAATACCTCGACCCTGCTGGCGCCACGGAGTCCGCTCGTGCCGTCGGTGAGTACTCCAAAATACCTGACGGCCTCGTCAAATTTTCTGTCGACGCCGAGATAAGAGAGATATACAATGAGGAGTGCCCTACCGTCTCCGACGCTTCTATACCACTGGACGGCGCCCAATGGAGCTTGTCTATCATCTCCTACCCTATGTTTCGCACTGCTTACTTTGCTGTCGCGAACGTGGATAATAAGGAGATATCCCTTGACGTCACGAACGATCTTATCGTTTGGCTTAACAATCTCGCTAGTTGGCGTGACGTTGTTGATAGCGGACAGTGGTTCACTTTTTCGGACGACCCGACTTGGTTCGTCCGCATTCGTGTGCTACACCCCACATACGATCTTCCTGATCCGACCGAGGGCTTACTTCGTACGTGCTCCGACTACCGACTTACTTATAAGTCGATAACTTGTGAGGCTAACATGCCCACGCTCGTTGACCAGGGATTTTGGATCGGAGGACATTACGCTCTTACTCCGATCGCCACCACACAGAATGCGGTTGAGGGTTCGGGTTTTGAGCACCCTTTCAACGTCACCCGACCGGGTATCGCAGCGGGTGTTACCCTCACTTGGGCGTCAATGCCGCCGGGTGGGAGTGCTCCGTCCGGTGATCCTGCTTGGATACCCGATTCCACCACGCAGTTCCAGTGGCGTCATGGAGGTTTTGACGCTCCCACCGGCGTCATCACTTATACTATCCCGCGAGGCTACACCATGCAATACTTTGACACTACCACGAATGAATGGAATGGGTTTGCCAATCCAGATGACGTGGTTACATTCGGCCAAACTGGTGGTGCGGCCGGAACTAACGCCACCATTACGATCACTGCACCTACTGTTACTCTCACCATTCTCGCCACGACCACTTCTGCTGCTAACGTCATTAACTTCCGGAATTTGGACGCTGAAACTACCGCTGCTTCTAATCGCAGTGAAGTGCCTCTGCCGCCTCTAACTTTTGGTCAAACTGCGCCGAACAACCCGAAGATTGAACAGACTCTCGTCAAGGACACTTTGGGTTCATACCTTGTACATAGCAAGATGCGCAACCCGGTTTTCCAACTCACGCCTGCATCTTCTTTTGGCGCCATCAGTTTCACGAATCCCGGGTTTGACCGCAACCTCGATCTTCCTGGTTTTGGCGGCATACGTGACTCCCTTGATGTCAACATGTCCACCGCTGTGTGCCATTTTCGTTCTTTGTCTAAGTCATGTTCTATTGTCACTAAGACGTACCAAGGTTGGGAAGGTGTTACTAATGTTAACACCCCTTTTGGTCAATTTGCTCACAGCGGGCTGCTCAAGAATGACGAGATTCTTTGCCTTGCAGACGACTTAGCTACCCGTCTTACAGGCGTTTATGGTGCGACGGATAATTTTGCTGCTGCGGTCCTCGCTTTCGCCGCAAATATGCTCACTTCCGTCTTGAAGTCGGAAGCTACCACTTCAGTTATTAAAGAGCTCGGCAATCAAGCTACTGGACTTGCCAACCAGGGCCTTGCCCGTTTACCGGGTCTTCTTGCCTCGATACCGGGCAAAATTGCTGCACGTGTCCGCGCTAGACGTGACCGTCGACGTGCTGCACGAATGAACAATAATTAACACGTGCGCACATTTCCCGTTTTAGGAAACGGGTGGTACTGATCAACCATGAAACCTGGCTATCTGATCTAATAAACTCTGGTGAGTTTCCTGTCACACACGACAGTTTTGCTGCGGTTCGATTCCAATCCCAAGCAGCGCGGGGCA